GCTACTATATACACTTATTGTAATACAGGAAGCACAATGAGTATGGGTATAGCTGTAGGACCAACGGGCTTTGGAATCGTAACGCTAACTTGTACATAAACATAGAGAGATGATAAAAAATATAATAGAATTACTACAATTCGCAAAAGGCGAAACCGAGAACATACAAATTGCACAAGGAAAATACGCCTTGCCAAAAGACATGAATTCTGGATTTAAACTTATTAAAAAGACATTACAATGGAAGTAAAAGAATATAGTTTAAAGCTGTCTACTGAACAGGCTCAGAAAAACGTTGATGATTTAAATAAGAATTTAGAAATCCAAGAGGAGTTACTTTTTGACTTAGAAAAAGAAATTAGAGGATATGAGAAACAACTAAAGAAAACATCTAAAACGGATCTAGCTGCAAGGAAAGCTATAAACGACAAAATAACAAAAACAAAAGAAAAGCTAAATGACGAAAGGTTTGGTTTAAAAGAGCTTAACAAAGAGCGTAAAAAGGCTAACGAAGAGCTACAAGACTCGATAGATAACTCTGCAGAATATAGCGGAGTCTTAGGCATTGTTGATCAAAAGACAGGAGGTCTTATATCAGGCATAGGCGGTATGACAAAGTCAATAGGTGCAGCTACAAAAGGCTTTAACTTAATGAAGATCGCTATTATCGGAACAGGTATTGGTGCTTTACTAATCGCTATTACGTCAATAGGGGCAGCTTTTACATCGACAGAAGAAGGTCAGAATAAGTTTAATAAAATAATGGGCATATTAGGTGCTACTGTTTCTGTTTTTACAGACAGATTAGCAACATTAGGAAACTTTTTAATCAGCGTTTTCGAGAACCCAAAACAAGCACTTATCGACTTTAAAGACGCATTCGTCGAAAATATAACTAATAGAGTTTCTAGTGCTATTGATACATTAGGCTTTTTAGGTAGTGCAATCAAAAAGGTATTTAGTGGCGATTTTAGTGGAGCTATGGAGGACGCAAAGAATGCAGGTACTTCTTACATAGATACTATGACAGGCGTAAAAAATACTGTTGGAAAAGTAACAGAATCGGTCAAATCATTAGCGACAGAGATAGTAAAAGAAGGTAAGGCTGCAGGTAAAATAGCTGATCAAAGAGCTGCCGCAGACAAATTAGACAGAAAGCTAATTGTTGAAAGAGCAGAAGCCGACAGAAAAAGAGCAGAACTACTAGAAAAATCAGTTGATAAAGAAAAGTTTTCGACTAAAGAAAGGATTGAATTTTTAAAAGAGGCAGGCAGATTAGAAGAGGAAATAACGCAAAAAGAAATCAAAGCGTCTAAACTAAGATTAAGTGCAAAACAAGCAGAGAATGCATTAGGAGGATCTACAAAAGAGGATCTAGAAGAGGAGGCAAACTTAAAAGCTACATTAATACAATTAGAAACTGCTAGATTAGGAAAACAAAGAGAAATTACAAGTCAAGTAATAGCTTTTAATGCAGAAGCTCTTGCAGCCGACAAAGCAAAAGCAGACGAAGAGATAGCAAACGCAAAAGCAGTACAAGACTTTAAAGACTCTTTGCGTATAAAAGATAAAGAAAATAAGTTTGCAGAAATAGAAGCAGAAAAAGAAGCAAGACTACTCGCATTAGAAGAGCTTAAATTATCAGAAGAAGCAAAACAACAAATGATCTTAGATGTTGAAAATGCTTTTAAAGAGAAAAAAAAGATAATCGAAGCAGAAGAAGCAGAGGCTCTAGCTGTAGAGAAGGAGGCGTTTTTAGCGACTCAATTAGAAGAGGAGGAGTTATCACTAGAAAATAAAAGACAACTAGCCTTAGACGAACTAGAACGCTTTAAAGGAACGGAAGCAGAAAAGGCAGCTATAAACGCAAGGTATAACGCATTAGAAGCCGAGCAAGACAAAATAAAAGCAGACGCAGAACTAGCTATGGCACAACAAACGTTTGCAGGTATAGCTAATCTACTTGGACAAAATTCTAAGGCAGGAAAAGCAGCCGCAGTAGCCTCAGCGTTAATAAATACATATCAAGGTATAACAGCAGAATTAGCTACTAAAACAGCGACACCATGGGGATTTGCTTTAAAGCTAGTTAATATAGCATCTGTTGCGTCAATAGGATTTAAGTCTGTAAAAGACATAATGAAAACAAACCCTAAAACGTCTGGCGGTGGAGGCTCTGCAGCTTCGCCATCATATTCGTCGAGTACGCCTATGGCAGAACCCGTACCTCCTGCACCTCCTGCATTTAATGTAGTAGGCGCAAGTAGCACGAATCAATTAGCAGACGCTATTGGTGGGCAGTCACAGCAACCTATACAAACTTATGTTGTAGCTAATGACGTTACGTCTGCACAGAGTTTAGAACGCAATATAGTGTCGGGTGCTACAATAGATTAACAAATTTTAAAATTAATTACGTTATATATATATGAAGATAGTTGAATTAATACTTGACGAAGAGCAAGAAGAGGGTGGAATCGAAGCGATCTCGATCGTGGAAAGCCCCGCAATAGAATCTGACTTTGTAGCTTTAAGAGCAGAAGAGGTAAAACTAGCAGAGTTAGATAAAGACAAGAAAATTTTATTAGGTGCTTTATTGATACCTAATAAACCAATATACAGAAAAGGCGAAGAGGGCGATTATTACATCTTTTTTTCAAAAGATACAATCGTCAAAGCATCGCAAATGTACCTTAAAAACGGATATCAAAACAGTACGACTCTTGAACACGATCAGGCATTGAAGGGCTTGACGTTAGTCGAGAGTTGGATTGTTGAAAGCGAGACGCAAGACAAATCTAGAAAGTACGGATTAGATGTTCCTGTAGGTACATGGATGGGTGCAGTAAAAGTAAATAATAATGAAATATGGGATGAATATGTTAAAACAAATAAGGTCAAAGGTTTCTCGATTGAAGGTTATTTTGCAGACAAAATGGAACGACCTAAAGAGAAAATTAAAGACAATCTTTCAAAAGAAGACAAAATAATAAAAGAAATAATAGAAATTTTAACGACTGACGATGCAACGAAATAAAAAAAGGAATAGTGGCATCTTTATACCTAGCAGAACATCGCCTACGAATAGTGGCAGAGCTTGTTTATGTTGGGATGAGAACACTTATTCTAGGTCTTGTTGTGATGGCTCTGTAAGGGCTCAAGGCATCGGAGTTATAACAAGAACCTGAGTAAAAATACAAATTTTAATTTTTTAACCGTTATATATATAATATGAAATCAACTGAAATGATCAATCAAATTAAGACGCTTTTAAACATCGAGGTAAAACTTGAAGAGACAAAGCTAGAAAACGGCACTATCGTAAGTGCTGAATCCTTTGAAAAGGGTAAAGAAATCTTTATCGTAACAGACGATGAGAAAGTAGCAATGCCTGTCGGCGAGTATTTACTTGAAGATGGTCGCTTAGTAGTTATATCTGAGGAGGGTATAATTGATGACGTCAGAGAAGTATCTGACGAAGTGCCACAAAAAGAATCTAAAGAAGGCGAGGAAATTACATCGGATCTTGAAGAGGAAAAAGAGGACAAGAAAGAAGACAAAAAAGAGGAGATGGGATATGTTACAAAAGAGGAGTTATCTTCTGCAATAGGCGAAATTAAAGCGACTATCGACGAAATCAAAGAGATGATGAAACCAAAAGAAGAGGATTTGTCAAACGACTCTAACACTCTAAAAAGCAGAACAGTAAAAGAAGAGTTTTCTAAAGTAAAAGAAGAGCTTTCTGAGGCTGCAGCAAAACCAATTAAACATAATCCAGAAGCGGATAGTAAACAAAACAAAAGAGTAGAATTCGCAAAAGGAAAATTCACAACGACTTTAGACAGAGTATTAAATAAATTAAACAAATAAAAATATGAGCAATCTTAAAAACGTACAATTAGCTACTACAGTAAGCATTACTTCTACTTATGCAGGGGAGTTTGCAGGGGAATATATTGCAGCGGCATTACTTTCAGCATCAACTATTGATGATGGAGGTTTAACAGTAAAAGCGAATATCGCTTACAAAGAGGTAATTAAAAAACTAGCAACAGGTGCATTAGTAACTGCAGCGGGATGTGATTTTGTACCTAACTCAACTGTAACACTTACAGAGAGAATTATTGAACCAAAAGAATTACAAGTAAACCTACAATTATGTAAGTATGACTTTGTGAACGATTGGGAAGCACAACAAATGGGATATGGTTTAGGTCAATCTTTACCTCCTAAATTCTCTGACTTTATGATCGCTCATGTAGCAGCGGAAGTTGCACAAAACACAGAGTTCTGTATTTGGCAAGGAGATACAACAGCAAGTGCAAACAATTCTTTTGATGGGTTTGAAAAACTAATTTTAGCAGCCGCAGCACAAATTCCTACAGCTCAAAAAATTACAAAAGTAAGTGGAGGAATTACTGCAGCCAACGTAATTGCAGAACTATCTAAAGTAGTAGACGCAATACCTGCTTCATTATATGGTAAAGAGGATCTATTTATTTACATTCCATCTAAAACAGCTAAGGCTTATGTTCAAGCTCTTGGAGGATTTGCAGCTAACGGCTTAGGAGCTAACGGTGTAAATGCACAAGGTACACAATGGTGGAACAACGGATCTCTTACTGTAAATGGAGTTAAGCTCTTTGTTTGCCCAGGAATGAGCAACGACAAAATGTATGCAGCTCAAAGAAGCAACTTATATTTTGGAACAGGAATCTTAAATGATTCAAATGTTGTAAAGGTTTTAGATATGGCAGATTTAGACGCTTCAAACAACGTTAGAATGGTAATGAGATTTACTTCTGGCGTACAGTTTGGAATTGCTTCTGATCTTGTACAATACAAATAAAACATTAATTAATCCAAGAGAAGGGGTAGGTTCTGCCTATCCCTTTTTTTTTAAAAAAAAATATAAAAATTATGGCTTGTACATTAACAACGGGTAGAAAAATACCATGTAAAAGTGCCTTTGGAGGTATAAAATCTGTATTGTTTGCAGACTTTGGAACTATTGCATCTATCGCAGTAGACTCTACAACTAAAATAGCAACTATTACAAATGGTTCGCCAGCACCAGTATGGTTTGAATATGACGTAAAAGGAAATTCTAGTTTAGAAACTACTGTAACAAGTAGCAGAGAAAATGGAACAACATTTTACACTCAAACTTTAAATTTAACATTAACTTATTTAGACGCAAAGACACAAGCAGAACTGCAACAATTAGCAGTATCTAGACCATACGCAGTAGTCGTTGATTACTACGGCAATAGCTTCTTGTGTGGACTTGAAAACGGAATGGAAGTAACAGGAGGAACTGTAGTAACAGGAGCTGCAGCGGGAGATTTGTCAGGGTTTACTCTTACATTTGAAGGAATGGAAGAAACAGCACCTTATTTCTTAAATGCTACACCTACACCATCAACTCAACAAGTTGATCCAACCGCATAATAATTAGTTTTTTAATGGTAAATTAAGCACTCTTAATAGGGGTGCTTTTTTTTTGTTATGGCTAATTTGACAAATTAAGTCTTTTTTTACGTTATATAAGTGTATGATAATCTTAACTACATCTTCACAAGCGCAAACTCTTAAAGTTATACCTAGACAATACGCAGACTCTTACACTATGACCGTTCGGGACGATAGTACAAACGCTATTGTTAGTTATGATATTACGACGGCAGGCAATTCTATTGCTACAGACGGCAATTATTTAACGTTTAACGAAACATTTAACCCTGTATTAATAGAAAATCATTTTTACGATTTAAAACTATTTATTGACTTTAATTTTTGGAACACTAATTATAGTTTATGGCAGTTATACGAGGTAAAATGGAATACAGACGACGGTCAGGTAGTAGACATATATAACGACAAGATATTCTGTACAGATCAAGACGTAGATCAGCTTAACCAAAACGATTATTACAAATTAAACAAAGACCAATACACTTTTTACGATGGCTTTGATAACACTTACACAGTTAGATGAAAAAAGAACGATTAAGAAACAGTAAAGGACAGTTTAAAAGAGCCTCTAAAGTATCAGAGTTTGGTTTTGTAAACCTCAGCACCTATACAAGCCCCGAAATTAAGGAAGTAAACGGCGAAGAGTGGATCGAATACGGCGCAGACAACAACTATTTTCAGTATTTAATCGACAGATATAATGGTAGTCCGACTAATAACGCTGCAATAAACGGTATTAGCCAAGCTATTTATGGCAAAGGGCTTAACGCTACCGACTCAAATAGAAAGCCTAACGAGTACGCTCAAATGATCTCTCTGTTTAAAAAGGAAGTAGTTAGAAAACTATGTTATGATCTTAAATTAATGGGACAATGTGCTGTGCAGGTTATATATACTAAAGGCAGAAAGAAGATTGCGCAGTTAGAACACATGCCAATAGAGACTTTACGAGCTGAAAAGTGTAATGACGACGGCGACATACCTGCCTATTACTATTTTAAGGATTGGGCTAATATTAAAAGAAGCGATACGCCTTTAAGAATACCCGCATTCGGTATGTCAAAAGAGGACATAGAGATTTACTACATTAAACCTTACAAGTCTGGTTTTTACTATTACTCTCCTGTCGATTATCAAGGAGGTTTACAGTACGCAGAGCTAGAAGAGGAGGTTTCTAACTACCATTTAAACAATATAATGAATGGATTAGCACCTAGTATGTTGATCAACTTTAATAATGGTACACCGAACCAAGAGGAACGAGCTTTAATCGAGCAGAAGATTGCTAGAAAGTTCTCAGGATCTAGTAATGCAGGTAAATTTATACTTGCTTTTAACGATAATAAAGAAAGCTCGGCAGAAATAAGCCCTGTTCAATTAAGCGATGCGCATAATCAATATCAGTTCTTATCAGAAGAGGCGCAGTCTAAAATACAAGTAGCTCATAGAGTTGTTTCGCCTTTTTTATTAGGAATTAGAACAAGCACAGGTTTTTCTAGTAACGCAGACGAGATTAAAACAGCGTCTTTACTTATGGATAACACAGTTATAAGACCGTTTCAAGAGCTTTTAATAGACTGTTTTGACAATCTACTAGCTTACAACGATATTAGTTTAAACCTTTATTTTACAACGTTACAGCCACTAGAATTTACAGAGGTTGATAGCGAAATACAAGACAAAGAAGAGATCGAAGAGGAGACAGGAGTAGAAATGGAACGCTTTAGTCTTAAAAAAATAGACGGAAAACAAGCGTACGAAACAAAAGAAGAGGCTATTGCAAAAGCAGAAGCTGACGGTTGCGGTGGTTATCACGAACATGAGGTTGAAGGAGTAATCTATTACATGCCTTGTGAAAATCATGATGATGCTGTAGACTTAAAAGCTCCTTGTTGGGACGGTTACGAGCAATATGGAACTAAAATTAAAGATGGCAAAGAGGTTCCTAACTGTATTCCAATAGAAGCTTGTAAACATGAAGAGCTTTCAAGCGATAATGTCAAAGTAATACTCGGATCCTTAGCTCATACAGGAGTTAAGATGCAAGAGGAGTGGGTACAGGTAGACGAATTAGACGAAGAGTCAGAATACAGTAACGAGGATTGGGCTAATTTCTTAATAAAAGAAAAGCCAGAGACTACATTATCAAAGATTAAAAAGATTATAGGGCTGAACAAGAACTATGTACCTTCTAAAGACAGAGGATCCGCTTATAGTGATCTAGACTCTAAGAACGGTTTATATAAAATACGTTATAAATACGCAAGAGGTATGAGTAAATCAGGCGAGTCTAGAGAATTCTGTAAACAAATGATGGCAATGAGTGATAAAGGCGTTGTATGGCGTATCGAAGATATAGACAGAGCTAGTTATTTTGACGATGTAAACGTAGAATTTAGACACAAGCCTAGTATGGACTACAATATCTTTGAATTAAAAGGTGGCGTATTCTGTCAGCACAAATGGGTGCGTGTATTATATAGGCTAGAAAGCCAAACGGAAGCGTCTAAGAACTTAGGCAACTACAAAAGGACTAGAACTATACCTAAGTCTTATTTGCGATCGCCTAGAGGCTCTAAAAAGGCAGGAATAGCAACAGACAGACAAGCAGGAAGAGGAGTATATCCTAAATAACATAAATTATGGCAACAGTATTATTTATAAATAGAACAGATCTTGTAAGAAATTCGATTATTGACGGCAACGTAGATACGGATAAATATATTCAGTTTATTAAACTTGCGCAGGAGATCCATATTCAAAATTACATGGGTACAAAAATGTATAACGCACTTACTGCAGCCATGCCTAATATAAACGATAACGCAAACGCTAGATGGAAAAATCTATTAGACGATTATATTGTTTCTATGCTTATTTGGTTTGCTCAGGTCGATTATATTCCTTTTGCTAGTTATCAAATACGCAACGGAGGCATGTTTAAGCACCGTAGCGAGAACGCAGATACTGTTTCTAAAGAAGAGGTCGATTATCTAGTTGAAAAGGCTAGAACGAACGCTGAATGGTATTCTAGAAGGTTTATTGATTACATGAGTTTTAATCAAACTTTATTTCCTGAGTACACTAGCAATACTAATGACGATATATACCCATCTTATGACGCAACATTTAACGGATGGGTGCTATGAAGTATAAAATAAAAAAGGAAAACATAAAAAAATTAAAGATCTTTTTAGAAAAGGTCAAAAATAATAAAATAAAAAAATCAAAGAATGGCAACTCTATTTAATACTAAAATATCACAAACCTACGGGGGTCTGATCAAAACTTTTGATAATGCAGCTATTTCTGCGACTCTTAAACAGCTTACAGACGGCTCTGGAAACGCAACAGGGTTGTATCTCAATACTGCAGGAGATTTTAAAGTTACAAATATTTTAGAATGGGGATCGCTTAAAGATACAGGCACAGGGGTTACAATAACTCGTTTCGTAACGTCTACGGACGGCATACAGAATTTTAATAATAATACGTCTCTGCCTACATCGGCTGCCGTAAAACTGTACGTAGATAGTAAATTTGCTACGTCAGACACCTTACAGGAAGTTTTAAGTTTCGGGAATACTACTAGCGGACATGATATTGTAGTTTCTGCTAGTGATGACATTACATTTACTGATACATCTAAAATTTTAATGGGTGCATCTAGTGATTTACAAATATACCACGATGGCTCAAATTCTTTTATTAGAGATGCAGGTGTTGGAGATTTGATACTTAGGAGTAATTTAATTGCATTACAAAATCAATCAGGAACTGAAACCTTAGCTAAATTTACTGAAAATGGTTCTGTATCTTTATATTATAATGATTCTAAAAAGCTGGAAACTACAACCAATGGAGTAGATATTACAGGTAATCTTGTAGTAAGTGGAACTATCACAGGAGCAGGTGGTTCTTTCTTGCCACTTGCAGGGGGTACAATGACTGGTAATACTTTACACGGAGATAGTGTAAAATCTTTATATGGCACAGGCTCAGATTTAGAAATTTATCACAATGGTTCTCATTCTTATATTGATGAAGTAGGCACAGGGAGTTTTTATCTTAGAACTAATGGAGGAGCAATATACCTACAAGATATAAGTGGTAATCCTATGGCTCAATTTACTGATGGTGGTGGTAGTCATCTAATGTATAATGGTAATTTAAAACTATCAACTGCAAATACAGGTGTATCAATTACAGGTAGTTTATCTACTACAACAGATGTAACAGTAGGAGCAAATGCAACTTTTGTTGATAATGGAAAAGCTATATTCGGAGCAGGGTCTGACTTACAGATTTACCACGATGGTTCTAATTCATATATAGCTGAATCAGGAACAGGTAGTTTATATGTTCAAGGTTCAAACATAATTATACAATCATCTATAAATAAAAATGCTATTATATGTGGCGATAGTGATTCGGTAGAATTATATTTTAATGCAGCTAAAAAGTTTGAAACACTTACAGATGGTGCAAAGGTTACAGGTAATTTAGAAGTAACAGGCACGATTACTGGAGCAGGTGGTTCTTTCCTACCTTTGATTGGTGGAACAATGACAGGCAATACTATCCACAATGACAATGTAAAGTCTGTTTACGGAACATCTAGTGATGGGTTACAAATATATCACAATGGCAGTAATAGTTTTATATCAGATACAGGTACAGGTTTGCTTGTTTTATCAACTAATACGCTACAAGTTTATAATGCAGCAGTAAGTGAATTTATGATTACAGCTACTGAAAATGGTTCTGTTGATTTATACTACGATAATTCTAAGAAATTTGAAACTACAAGCACAGGTATATCAGTAACAGGAAATGGAGTGTTTAGTGGTAATGTTACTGTGCCTGATAATCAATATTTTGCAACAGGTACTGGTGGGGATTTATTAATTCGACATTTATCAAGTGATAATTCAAGTTACATTCAAAATTATACAGGAGATTTTAATATTGAAAATAGAGCAGTAACAAAATCAATAGTATTTAAAGTATCAAATGCAAACGCAGGAGATACAACAGCTTTAACAATATCAAGAAATGCAGATGCTAGTTTTGGTAGAGATGTTACAATAGCAGGAGATTTAACTGTAAACGGAACAACTACAACTATAAATACGCAAACACTAGCAGTAGAAGATCCATTAATAGAATTATCAAAAGACAATACTGCAAACTCTGTAGATATAGGAATGTATGGTAAATACAACGATGGTACTGCTAGGTACTTAGGTTTGTTTTCTGATGCATCTGATAGTAATAAATTTAAACTATTTAAAGGCTTAACAGTACAGCCAACAAGCACAGTAAATATTGGTGGTGCAGGATATGTAGCAGCAGATTTAGTTGTAGCAGGTTTAGAAGCAACAAGTTTTACAAACTCAGGAAATTTAGTGGTTGAAGGAACTTCAAATTTAAAAGGTTTTGTCACTTTAGGAGATGCTTCAGGCGATGAAATTCCATTAACTTGGAACTCGTCAAGTCAAAACTTTTCAATGGGAGCAAATGGTTCTAATTTTATGTTAGGAACATCAAGTGATTTAGATACTGGAAACTTATTTCAAATAAGCAGTTCTGGAAACGCATCCTTTACAGGAGATGTAAGTTTAGTAAATAATAAAAAAATAAATCTTGGTAGTGGTGGAAATGATTTAACACTATTTCATAATGGTAGTACAAGTTATATTAGAAATAATACTGGAAATTTAGAAATTAGAAACCAAACATCAGGTGCTTCAGATATATTATTAATGGGTCAAAGTGTTAATGGTTTACAAACATATATAACTTTAGATGGAAGCATTGAATCAATAATGGTCAATAAAGACATATTAATGTTTAATGATGGTGCTAATGGTAAGTTAAAATTTGGTGCATCGCAAGACCTTCAAATATACCACGATGGTACTGATTCTATAATTGCAGATACAGGTACAGGAAATTTATATTTAAGGGGAAGTTCACAAATTAGATTACAAGGTGCTAACCAATCTAATATGGTTATTGCAAATGAAGGTGGAAGTGTAGGTTTATATCATAATAATTCTGCTAAATTTGAAACAACAAGTACAGGAATACAAATTTTAGATTCAGGTTCAGTTAAAAAAATAGTATCATATTTTGATGGCGATTACACAAGTGGATTTAAGTTTTCTGATTTAAATGGTGGTATATGGTATGATGCAGGTGCAGATGATTTATATTTAAATGCAAATCACGCAAATAGTCAAGTAATTTTACAATCAGGTGGCTCAACCACTTTGACTTTAGATGCTTCTAATAACGCAATTTTTGCAGCCGCAGGAACTTTTGGTGGTCAATTAATTGTAAATCCTAATGCAACCTCAAGTATAAGAATTGGTACTGCAGGAACAAATGCAGGTTTAATATTTGCAGGAACATCAGATGAACTTTATATAGGTGCAAACAATACTCATCAAATTAGATGTAAAACTAATAATGATGTAGAATTTGTTGCCAACGCAACTTTTGCAGGAGATGTAACTGCTAATGGTATATATTCAGCAGGTCAAAGTGCAATAATTTATAAAGCACAAAGAAATGGTGGTGCAGTAGCAGGAGATTGGAGTTACGATGATGCTACTACTGATATGTCTTTAGGAACATCAACATCACATTCGTTTTCATTAAAAACAGGAAATACAAGGGCTTTAACAATAGACACATCTCAAAACACAACTTTTGCAGGAGATGTCAATGTACAAGATAATTTATACTTGCAAGATGGTTCTACAACAAGAGCCAAAATACAATTAAACGCAAGTGACACAGATGACTTAGATATTAAAGCAGTATCGTTAGG